GGAAGTCAGTTGTAGCCAAGATTGCCGCCTCTTTAACCGCCTGTGGCATATTTCCAACGGCAACTCCTGAAGCGTGAGTGTATTTCAGCGCGGATGTGATGGCAACGGTGCTTGATCCATAATTGTAAGAAGGTGAAACGACAACCTGCTCGGTATTTGCGCCGTCATAAATGGTGACAACAGTTCCGGCGGTAAGTCCAATGGGGTCAATCATGGTGAATAAAGATTGCCCTGCCGTAGCGGTTGCAATCAGTCCGTTACAGTATCCGGCGCAGTAGTTGTAAGCAGCGTAAATCTTAGAACGCGTAGATGGAGGAAAGCCAAAAGAAAGTGGGCCTTGCGAGCTATAACTGAGTCCGATTTGGCTCATTGGGTAGATGATCTGCGACTTCTCAAACCAGCAAGACTGAAGTGCGCCATCGGTAACCGCAGTCATGTTGGTTGGAACTACGCCATAAGAAAGGGAGTTGAGTGCCACGACATTGTTATAGTCTGGCGAGATAACCATAAAGCCCTCTTGCGTAATGCGTGTGCGCGATTGCTCTTGAAAGTTTTGAGCGATAAGAGGTTGGTTTACATAAATGTCAATCCATGAGGAAGCGCGTTGGATTACGGAAGCCAGTTCCGCATCTTGCTGAGCAGAAGTACCGCCAACCACCAAATTGTTGTAATCAATCGCTGTCGGAGCGTTTTTGTATTCAGCGATTGTCAGATAAGAACCTGATTGAAATTGAGTGATTGGCGATACCGCTGAAACCATTTTTAATCTCCGTCTGTTTTAGGACTTGCTTGATCGTGTCCACACCGCGAACACAACTTAAACCAGCTACCAAATCCGCACTCGGTACAAGTGTACCCTCGCTCATTATCGCCTGTTGTATGTAATGCGAGATTGCTTTCTGTAAAACCTTCAGCCTTCAATGCTTTTATGTCTTGAGGATTTTCTGCGCGGTATAAACCTGATTTGTCTGCGCGTAAAACCTTAGAACCCGATTGCCTTTTGATTTCAACTTCTCTAGCGAAACCATCTCTCGGTACTAATCTACCCATCATTTGCCTCTCTATTAAAGAGGGAGAGAGCCTCGAAAGACCCTCTCCCCGTTATTACTGAACCGACTAAGCGGCGGTGATTCCTGAAACTACGCCATTCCAAGCAGGAGCGGAGCAGAAGAATGTTCCACGGAAGTAGGTGCTGAACTCATACGCGAACTGAGTTACTGGCCATTGGATGCCCATGTAATCCTGTACGAGATAGTTAGACCAAACATCAGAAACCTCTGTGTCAGGGATTGGAAGCGTGTAAGAAAGAACTGGAGCAACGCCCTGTGGCAACCAAGGATGAACTGTAAGTGCCAAAGACTTTCCTGTTGTTTCGTTTACGATTCCGTTTACAACTGAACCATAGGTAACGCCTGAGGTTTCATCTTGTGAAATCTGCAAGCGGTAGTTAGCGTTTGCGCCACCCTTGATTGCATCTGAAAGTTGCTTGCGGTCTGAACCGTTAAGCAGAATCTCATCTGGATCAGCCTTTACTGAGTTGTAAAGGTTAGCGAATACAGTCTGGAACTCAGTTCCGGGGTTTGTATTGCTGAAGGTAGAGCCGATGTAGTTGTTGTATCCGGTGTTTGCGCCGAGAACAGTTGTCAAGATTCCATCGTAACCTGTTGCATAAGCAGAGGTATCAGCAGCAGCGCGGGTAGCAACTGCACCTGTTGTTGTCAATGGGGCTTGGTTTCCTGTTACTGGAGTTGCTGAACCACCGAGGTTAAATGTCAAGGAAGTTGTGCGACCTTGATACTTAGCGTTAGCAGCACCAGTTGTTGTGCCGACATAGATGTTGTAGCCAAGCGCACCCGTGATAGCAGATGGGATTGTAACTGTAAGCATCTGACCTGATGTGGTAGTTGCTGAACCGACTGCGGAGATGATTGACTCACCGAAACCAGTTGAAGAGATACCAGCGTCAGCGGTGTAGTAGACATAGTAAGTTGTTGCTGTAATAGCGGTGACCGAACCAGCGGCAGTTGCGCCAGCAACGGTTGGAAGTGTTGGTGCTGCACCAGCGTTAAGTGCGCCAGCGTAACCTGAAGCAGTTCCGCGAGCCATAAGCATCATGCGCTCTTCCATCAACATTGTTGCGTAGAGAGTAGATGTGCTTGAGAGCTGACGGAGATCCTGATACCCAAGACCTGAGAAGTTAGCGTCAAATGAAACGCTATCTGAGAGGCTGTATGAGTTGTAAGGCAAGATGATGTCATCTGAGGTGTAGCTGATCTTTGAACCGCGCTCGAAGTTGATTGAACCGAAAGCGGTGGTTGTTGATTCAGTAACGCCAGGCCAGATTTGACCTTGTCCACCGGTGCCTGTACCTGTGTATCCGGTGATGCGCTTGATACGGTGAGAAGTACCAACGCCCTTCTTGCGAGGGATACGGTTACGAAGTGGTGTTGGGCGAGGTGTCAAGAGCTTTGCAGGTGCTTCGAGGTCGAAGGCTGCGAAAGAAGTTGAGAGTGGGGATGTGAGAGTGATGTCCTTTTGAACATCCTGCATTGCGAGGCGTTGAGCCGCAATAGCGTTGTTCAGTCCAGCAAGAGCATCTGGAGCAAGTGACTTAGTTGCTGCGAGTTGTTCAAGAGCAGCAGTTGTATCAGTTGCAGGTGTCAATCCGCTTGAATTTGGGAGAGCAAAGGACTTATTTAGTTCGCCCTGAAACTCATCCATGAGCTTGGCGGCCTTCTTAGGTGAAACATCATCACCAAAGAGGTCACTAGCTTTAGGTGCTTGAAGTGCCAATTTATTTCCTTTCGGGTTATTCCTCTGAAGGTGTACCAGACTTAGAGAGATATTCCTTCTCTAATGCCTTGTAACCTTTTGCGAGGATAGGGTCTGTGGTCGCTGCTGCCTTGAGGCGATATTCAGCGGCTTTGATTAGGAGTTCGTTTGTGTCAGTTACGGCAACACGACCAGTCCGCTTAGGGCCTGTTGGTGCTACTGCTGACTTCGCAATTACGAGTTCCGATTCAAGAGCCACCGCCTTCTCCTCAGCAGCCTTAGTTGCTGCTTGAAGTTCTGCGATCTCAGCCTTGACACTATCGGTAGCACTCTTTACTGCTTTCTCGATGATAGCCGTTACCGACTTCTCATCAAGAATCTCTGGGGTTTCAGTAGCCTCAACTACCTCATCTGCCTTGATTTCTTCGGCAGGTACTTCATCTGTCTTAGGGGCTTCTTCACCTTCGGCAGACTTTAGGCTTCCTGCGCCTTGTTCTGGAGTGATGATTGCCGCTGTTGAAACATTGGCGACCTCATGGGTTGGTTGTTGTCCAGGGATAACTACCTGAGTCTTTCCATGAGCGTTAGCAACATCGCCACATCCGCACTCTAGGCACTTAGCGTGGTCTGGAGTTGCTGAGAGATTGAGAAGTGCGCCATCTGTTGAAAGCGCGGCATCTGAATCCTCATCTAATTCGCCATCGCGGAAGTTGAAAAGGTGTTTTAGAGCTGAGAGAAGGGTGTCGATGTCATCGCGTTCGTCTGAGTCCATATCTCGCACCTCTGAGGCTTCAGAGATAATGAGTTGGGCGATACCTTTGCGAGCCGCATCATAAGAGGCTTGGTCAAACTTGGTGGAATCGGCAGCGATTTCTTTAATTACTTCAGCGAGCATAGATTTATCCTTTTCGGTGTATTCCTCGACTTTGACGAGTGAGGTTTCGCCCTCGACTGACTTAGCGAGCATGAGTTTGGCGTTCGGGTTAGCAGGGCGATCTACGAGGGAAACCTCGACAATTTGACCATCAATTATTCTGCCGTTAGCGGCTTTCTGGTCGCGTACAACTCTTGGGGCTTTGATACCGATTGAGAAACCTTTGAGGACTCCAGACTCAACCTTCTTGACTGAGATTGGATCAACAACGAGAACTGAGATGTAATGCCCATCGCTCTTTGCTTCGTATTCCTTAGCTACACCAGCAGCGATTGAAGAGTGTTGCTCACGGATGTTGCCACCGGACTTAAACCACTCAGGCATTGCCGATGAGAGCCAAGTGTCATCGCAGATTTGCTGGTCAATATCTAGTGAATCATCTGTCGCTTTGCCGTAAACGAGAAGTGAGCCATCCTCTTGCTTTTCTTGTTTTACGATTGCGGCATACGAATTAGCGAAATCCATTAGTGCTCCTTATGCTGAATAGATAACTGATACCGCACCGGTGGTAGTTCCGGCGGCGGATACTGCATAAATAGTTTCATTGCCGTGCATCCATACTTGCAAAGTTCCTGAAGTAGCGGCGATTGAATGACCACCATTTGCGCCTGATGCTGCTGTGACGGAAGAATCGCCTACATAAATCGCGGCGGTATCACGGTTTTGGATAGACACCGCTACATAGCCAACGCCATTAGGAATAGTCACTAACGCGGTTGGGCTCGTGCCTACGGTTACATTTGCGTGAATAAGAGCCATTGATTTCCTTCTTTCGGATTATCGTTAAATTGTATCGGTTTTGTTAATCTGTTGCGTTTAGAGCATTGTCAAGTGCGGCTGAGTAGTCAAAGTTTTCGTAATCAACTGGAGCCGGCATTGTTCCGCATCGACAGTTTGGGTGAACGGGTAACTCGTCAGCTGAGTAACCATTAGAGAACTCCGCATCCACATCAACTACTTCCCCGTCAATGTCGCACTCATCGCAAGGATCAACGGCTACCCACTCGATTTGCTCAACACCTAACGCGGCATAAGAGTCTGCGCTTGCCTGATTAGCGGCTCTTGAACCTTCGGTAAGAGCAATCATTAAAGAACGCTCAGGGGTGGAAAGCGAGTCCTCAATCATTGAAGCCAACCTTGTAGGGCTTGCGCCTACGGCAAAGCCATCTGCTAACTGATTGCCGAGTAAGTCGTAACTGCTTTTCTTCATGTCTAGGGACTTAATCTTTATGTCGCCAAGCAATTTCTCTAATCCACCAGGAGGTCTGAGCAATGCTTCAGCGGCAGAGTTGCCAGGCTTCCATGTGTCCCAATTAAAAGCGTGTTCAAGTGCCTGTAATGCGAAGTCGCCAGGGTTCCAGTTATGCGGTGGGGCTTTTGCTGCCTTTCTGGATCGCTGTGCTTTACCGAACGCTTCATAAGTAGAAACAATCCCCGTCACATACATCTCGGCGTAATGCTGGCGCAGGGCTGACTCCAAAGCGGTGAAATCTAGGCTGACATTGTGCATCGCCCACGCCCTAGCCCTTGCGCGGTCTTGCGAGATGAACTCTGAAACAGTTGGGTGGGTCAGTAGGTAATCTTTGACAACCTGACCGCCATCAATACTTCGTTTCAGCGCGGCTCTTATCTTTACTGCCGACCTTGAGGCTATTTGTCCATCGACTTGATGAACTCCTAGAGTCATGTCAGATAAGCCTTAGCCAAAGATTTCATGGTGTCGGTATCGCCATCAAAGTAACAACGATTTAGCGCATCTCCCACGATTGGGTCTAGGGCTTTGAACTCAAATTGGCGAGCGCGTTTTCCCTTACTAGCCCATTTCATAAAGGCTTTGACCTCTAGGCTTGATTCTTTTGCCATGTCGGGTGTTCCTAGCCAGACCGGAACTTGATCCATGCCAAGTAACCACATTGCCAAGAGCCTGTGATGCCCGTCAATGATTGTTTGCTTTTCTCCATCGTCATAAACGAGAGGGAAATTGCGATAAGGCTTGAGTGATTGCCCCATTGTCTTGATTCTGTCGGCTACCTTTTCACGGCTTAGGACTGTATCTGTCCCCTGAAGGGTGGCGACATCGACTAACTTCAACTCGGCCTTCTGCCAAACAGCGGGGTCAATAACTAACTGAGGAACGGCTGTCCAAGGCGACTCAACAAAATCCTCTGGGTTAATATCGCCTTCAACAGCATCTCCAGCGGGGTTAGGTAAAACATTTAAGCGACTGAGAGCAATATCGGCTTCAGCAATAGATGGAACTCCAGCCTTCTCAAAGTCGGGCTTCTCTACTGGGTTAGTCTTTTCATCTGGCTTGGTTCCATCGTCAGGATTTGGCTTTGTCGGTGCCATTGGATCAACTTCATCTTGAACATTTTCAACGCCAGGAGTAGGCGCGGCAGCGTTTACGATTCCCTCTGGGCTAAAGAGGAACACGCCATTACCAGCGACAAGGATTGGCTGGTCTGCGGCTGGAGTATCTAAGAGGGGAAGTCCTAGCTCTGAACGGCGTTCGTTAATTGTCTTAGTACCACCGCGTAATTCTAGATCTGACTTTTTAGCGGCATCTTCGTTGTCGCGGATTTCAGAAATCATGAACTTAAACTCTAACTCGCGTGGCATACCTAAATAGGTATAAGAGATGTTAGTGAGCATCTTAGAAATCCAGTTTGCAAGAGGCGCGACACCGATGTTTTGCGCGGCTTCGGCTTCCCCCGCTTGATGACCGGAAGCACCTAGTCCACCTTTAGCGGAGAACCCGATTTCCGTTGGCAATACGCCAAAGTGACCCGTGATTGAGGTGATGAGGTATTCATCTAGGGCTGACTTAAACTTCTCTCCATAGCCTTCGTAGAACTGAGGCTTTAGACCCGATGGCAAGATAAGAGCGCGTTTGCGTTGTTCGGTCTGTCCAGCGAGGTTGTCGTTAATAATGTTTTCGTACTGCTTCATTACAAGTGGGTCATTACCAAAATCGGCATCTGAGGTAAGCATCATCTCAGGGGTTACGCCATCGGTGTATTCAGCGCGTAACCATTGCTGGCGGCGCAAATACAAATCAGCAAGAGGTAGGCAACGCTCTACTGGCGATGAGCCATAAACGGAGTTAGCTCTGCGGTTGCGGATGAAGTAAGAAAGGTCATCTGAGGTGAACTCGCCATCGGCATTTAGATCGTCAGAGTTTGCTGAAAACTCAGAGCGAGGAAAGCCGTAGAGAATCTGTTGGAAGGCAACCTGCGGGGACATTGGGCGCATACCGCGATCATCTAAGAGAGGCTTGATAGTTGAGCCATCTAAGATTTGAAAGCCGTATAAATCGTTGCCAACTGTTCTCTGAGGCCAAATAGCCCAAGCATCTAGGACAAGGATTTCCTCTAGGGACATCATCATCCAGTCCACAAAGGTTAATCCGTTTTGGCGGTCTGGGTTCTCCCAAAAGGTACGCAAGCGGTAAATCTCATCTGAGAATTGAGAGCGAGCTTTAGACATGGCGCGAACATGGTCGCCACCTATCTCAGAGATAATCTTTTCTGAAGCATCTTGAGCGATAACGATGTCCCAATCAAGCCCTGAAATCTTTGCCTTCAATACTTCGATACAACGGCGAACAATGTCAATCTGTTCTGCGGCTCCACGAAGGGTTTTGAACTGAACAAGTTTCTGCTCTGTTCCGATGTTAATGTTTTGCGCGACTTGGTATTCATAACGGCGAGGATCAGGGCGACCATCTGGGCGAAGTGGATTGATTGCGCCAGGCTGAATCGGAAGTCCGGGGCCAAAGGGAACGCCAGCCATNAGTGGATTACGAGTAAGTGGGGTTTGCTGCCCGTAGGTGTTTTGCTGGTTAGCATCTCTCATCTGTTGTTCAGACATTACGACTGCACCGGCAGGGAGATTACTCGGAGCCTTCTCTATCTGTGCTTCTACGATTGCTTTTGCTAAGCGGTCAAAGATTCCCAAGTGATGCTCCTTAAATGCCCCTTGTATTACAGGCTAGGTGTAATGATAGCGGTATTATATTTTAAGATTAGAAAATCAGAATATGGCTTAGCCAACCACATTCTTTTAAGAATTTGGGAGTCAATCAAGACTCAACCTCGCCATGTGACAACCTCCGTTTTTTCTTCAATACTCAGGAGATTCGTGTTGAGTATGCGGTACAGTCGCTCTGTTAATTTTCGATATTTAACTCGTTTGCTAGATAAGCAAAGAAAATATAAGCCCTCTAACGGCTGTTTGAGCGAGGCTATCAACCCGCCAGAGATTTTAATGTTTCTCTCAACATCTAAACACTATCACGAATCTTCGAGCGTATCCTTTACATTACGAACCGTTACTGGCCCATTCTTGCTTCGCCATAGTTTTTCTTCTTCTCGCCTACGCTTAGCGATTCTTTTAGCTTTGCTGGGCGATGTAATTATTGTGCCAGTCGATGCCCCCGTTTTTTTTGCCATTTCATAATCTTAGCGATTATTGCGCCGTTTTACATCTAGGGCACACCTTTGTCCCCTTAACTAACGGCAAACGGCATGAAGGGCAGAAGTCAGCAAGAGCCGCGAGCGATCTCAACGCATTAGACCCCGCCATCAAATCCGAGACCGCCCACACCATCGCATCCATGCGGTCAGGACTCTTGTCGCTATCCGGCTCCCATGTAACGAGCTGATCCTCTAACTGCTCGAAGTTATTTCCTACCATGTGAAGTCTTATCTGCTCAGATAGGGCAGAGATGGGCTCGGCTCTTACCTTTTTACCTCTGGAAGCATGAACCTTGCGATAAGGGATAGATGAATCCACTTGC